GTACACGCACGATCGCGGCGCCGAGATGGTTGTCTCCATGTTGGCCGTCGACTCCGGCTTCAACACCCAGGTCGTGTACACGTGGGCCCGCGGCTATCCGATGAATCGCGTGATCGCGATCAAGGGCGTGTCCGGATCCGGTGTGCTCATCGGTACGCCGAGCGCGATCGAGATCAACATGCGCGGCCGGAAGCCCGTGCACGGTTACAAGGTGTGGCCCGTGTGCGGGTCAGTGGCAAAGGGCGAGCTGTACGGGTTCCTGCGCCTCGAGCGCCCCGAAGAACCGGACGCGCCATTGCCGCCAGGCTGGTGTCACTTTCCCGAGTACGACGACGACTACTTCAAGCAGCTCACGGCCGAGCACCTGGTCAGCCGAAAGATGCGCGGCGGTTTCACAGCGCTCGAGTGGACGCTGATCCCCGGCCGCGAGAATCACGTGCTCGACTGCCGGATCTACGCGCGTGCGGCCGCCCAGCTCGCTGGCCTCGATCGCTGGAAAGACAACGACTGGCTGGCTCACGAGATCGCGTTGGGCCTGGTGCCGCAGGAAGAGGCTGCGAAGGCGCCGGCGCCACCGCGTTCCGGCTGGCTGAATCGGGGACGGTGATGAAGCTCCTCGCCACGGCGAAGAAGGTGACGACCCAGGCCGTGGCCGCCGTCGCCGGCGCGCTTTCCCAGGGCGGTACGAAGCCACGCGCGACGAACGGATTCACCAACGACTCGAAGCGTCGTGAGCGCGTGAACGCTCAGGCTGAAGCTCGCCGGGCCGAGCGGGCGCGTTTGGTAGACGACCTGCTCGGAGGTGACGGAGAGCCGGGGTTCCTGTCGCGCCGGCGTGGATGGTTGCGATGAACTGGAGGATGCGATGGCTGTGACGTGGACGCAGGACGATATCGACAGGCTGAAAACAGCGATCGCGAACGGCGCCGTCATGCAGTCGATGACCTTCGCCGACCAGACGTTCACGTTCAGGTCTATGGCTGAGATGCTTCAGCTCTTGGCGCTGATGCAGCGCGAGGTGGCCGGCGGTTCTCGCTCGCGGCTGGCCGCGACGCGCAAGGGGGCGTAGGGCAATGAACGCTATCGAAAGAGTGATCCACGCGCTGGCCCCGCAATGGAGCCTGCGCCGAGCTCGCGCGCGCATGCTCGCTGACGTGCTGCAAGAGCGACACTACGAGGCCGGGGGCAGCAACCGGCGAACGCAGGGCTGGAAGCATCCGAAGACGGATGCGAACGCCGCGGCCAGGCCGTACCTGGCCCGTCTGCGCGACAGCGCTCGTGACCTGGTCCGCAACAACGGGCACGCGGAGAGCGCGTTGGACACGATCTCGGCGCATGCGGTCGGAACCGGCATCGTGGCCAAGCCGTCAACGGCCAACGCCAAGGCGGCCGATCTGTGGAAGGCCTGGGCCGAAACGACGGACTGTGACTCCGACGGGCGCGCGGACTTCTACGGTCTGCAGGACCTGGTGATGCGCACCGTGGCCGAGTCGGGCGAGTGCCTGATCCGCCGCCGGCTACGGAAGTCGACCGACGGCCTGGCGCTCCCGATCCAACTGCAGGTGCTCGAGCCGGACTACCTGGACACACAAAAGGACAACCTGCGCACCGAGGGCGGTGGGCGGATCATCGAGGGCGTCGAGTACGACGTGCTCGGCCGGCGACGCGGCTATTGGCTGTTCAAGGATCACCCTGGATCCAACATGCCGGGCAACGCCGCGGCCTCGTACTTCGTTCCGGCCGAGAGCGTGCTGCACGTGTTCCGTCAGATGCGGCCCGGACAGGTGCGCGGCGTGACATGGTTCGCGCCAGTTCTGCTGCGTTTCAAGGACTACGACGAGTACGCCGACGCCACGCTGATGAAGCAGAAGATCGCCGCGTGCTTGGCTGTGTTCGTGACCGACGTGGATGGAAGCTCGGCGCCGATGGGCACGGCGGTGACGGGCGGCGACGGCGGCAACTGGGATCTGCTCGAGCCGGGACTGATCCAGAACGTGCCGCCAGGTCGGACGATCCAGACAGTGCAGCCGCCGACAGTGCGCGAGCACGGCGACTACAGCGCTGCGACGCTGCGCGAGATCGCCACGGGCTTGGGCGTGACGTACGAGGACCTGACCGGAGACTATCAGGCGATGCCATTCAGCGCGGCGCGGATGAGCCGCCTGCGGCACCTGCAGCGCGTCGAGCGCTGGCGCTGGCGCGTGCTGATCCCGCAGTTCTGCGACCCCGTCTGGCGCTGGGCAATGGAGGCCGCGCAGGTCGACAACAAGCTTCCGGGCGTGATCGACGACGCTGGTTTCTACACCGGGCCGCGTGCCACGTGGACGGCGCCACCGTTGCCCATGGTCAACCCGGACGTTGAGATCCGCGCGAATATGCAGGCGGTGCGCTCCGGGCAAAAGTCGCTGTCCGAGGTCATCCGCGAATCGGGCTATGACCCCGAGGAAGTGCTGAACGAAATCCGGGACGACTTTGAGCGGGCCGACAAGCTCGGCCTTGTGCTCGACTGCGATCCACGGAAGACGTCGCAGGCAGGTCTGACGCAGGCGCGCCCCGGCGGCACCGTGATCCCGAGCCCGGACATTCCGGAAGATGCTCCGGCACCGGTGTCGACCACGCCGCCGGTAGCAGATCCGAACACCGACGCTGTCACAGAGGAGGCAGCATGACGCTCGACGCGCGCAGGTCGCGCGATCGAAAGCGGACGGCGCTGCTGATGGTCATGCTGGACGGCAAACCGGTGCCGCATTGCTACTACGCCGACGGTCGACGAGGCGTAGTCCGTGAGTTCGCGCGCGATGCTGCTGGAAAGTTGCAGATGCGCGATGGCCATCTCGTGACGCTGGAACGCCGCGGCTGCGTGAAATGGCGAAGATTCAAGACGCGCGAGGCCACGCGCTTCGCCTATCGCCTGGCAAGGCTGTACGAATCACTTGCAGCACAGGAGGCAGCATGAGCCGCCGTCACCGCATGCTCAACGCGAGCACGCTATCGAAGCCGGAGGGCGACGAGCCCCTGGACAACCGCGAGCCGGAGGGCCTGCCAGCCGAGCCGACATCGGTGCCACGCGGTAAACGAGTGGCGTTGGACGACGTTCCCCGGCCCCGCGACCTCTGTCGCATCCTCGAATGGACCCAGGGCGCGGAGGCGGCGCTCGAGGCTGTGACGCCGGCCGCAGCTCGAGCGTTGGCTGCGCCTGACGGCTGCGCCTGCCGTCACTGCTGGCTGAAGGGCCGCGACGCTGCGATTGGAGTCATGGAGGCGGCTTGAGCCACTACGGGGCCCGAGTCGTAGCACCGTTGACTGTGAAGCAGCGCGAGGTGCTGCGCCTGATCGTGCGCGTGACCGTTGCGCTTGGCGAGCCGCCGAGCCAGCGCTCTATCGCACGCAGGCTCGGCATCAATCTGTTCGCGCTGCAGCACCACTTGGAGGCGCTTTACCAAAAGGGCTGGCTGAAAAACCCGACCCCTGGAGGCCTGCGCTGTACGCACGAGCCGCACGCGGAGTAATCCGAGGCTCGGGTACGTGGTCAGAATGACCACTTAAAAGCAATCGACCAAGCGGCCACACTTCTAACGTGGCGAAGCGACCTCGGTCCTACGAAAAGAATCTGACGCTCACGCGATCCGCGGCCGCTCCAGCCGTTCCGGTCAAGGGCGCAGACGGATCGATGATGGTCGAGATGCCGGCGCTGTCCATGCGCGCCGAGATCTCGGTGCCCGCGACCCTGGACGAGCAGCGGCGCGAGGTCGATCTGATCTGGACGACCGGCGCAGACGTCGAGCGCTGCGATTGGTGGACCGGCGATCGATACGTCGAGCGCCTGAGCCTCGATCCGCAGCACATCCGATTGGAGCGCTTGAACAACGGCGCTCCGCTGCTCGACAGTCACTCAGCCTATTCCGTCATGGAGATGCTTGGCGCCTGTGTTCCCGGCACCGCCACCATGACGAAGTCCGAGGGCCGCGTCCGCGTGCGGTTCTCGAAGCGCCCGGAAGTCGACGGCGTCTGGCGCGACGTGCAGGACGGACTGATCCGTTTCGTGAGCGTCGGCTATCGCATCTATACGTACGAGGAAACGCAGCCGAAGGGCAACAAGTTGCCCGTGCGGCTCGCGACCGACTGGGAGCCCATGGAGGTGTCCATGGTTCCTGTCCCGGCCGACGCTGGCGCACACGCGCGCGGCGAGCGACCCAAGAACACCAACCAGTGCCGGATCGTCACGCGCGCCGAAGCGCCGTCGGCGGGCCCGGCCGTCACACAGGCCGAGCCTAAGAAGGAGTCGAACATGGATCCCGAGACCCGTTCCGATTACGTGGTGGAGCAGCCGGAAGCGATCGCGCAGCCGAAGCCCGCCGTGGCCACCGAGGTCGAAGAGCCCACCGAGGGCCAGCGCGGCGCGGCGGTGGAGCGTGCGCGTGTGCAGGGCATCATCAACGCCTGCCGCGCGGGCAAGATGCCCTCGGCCTTCGCGGACAAGCTGATCTCGGACGGCGTCTCGCTCGTCGACGCTCAGGCGCGCGTGTTCGCCGAGATGCAGACGCGCACCGCGGACAACGACGGTCCCCGGTCGAGAGCGATCCGACCGTGCACGAGCGCGCCGGCATCGAGAACGCGCTCCTGCACCGCCTGGCGCCCGAGTACTTCAAGCTGAGCGACGTCGGCAAGCAGTATCGCGGGCTTTCGATCATGGACATCGGGGGCGTCTACCTGCGCGCTCGTGGTCAGCGCACGACCAACATGAGCAAGTCCGAGTTGGCCGAGCGCATGCTGCAGCGCGCCGGCCTGCACAGCACGTCGGATTTCCCGTCGTTGCTGGCCGACGTGGCGAACAAGACGCTGCGCGCCGCGTACGAGGCGGCCCCGCAGACCTGGCGCGACCTGGCGCAGGTCGTGTCCCTGACGGACTTCAAGCCGTCGCGCATGTTGCAGATCGGTGACGCTCCCGCCCTGGATGAGATCCTGGAGCACGGCGAGTTCACCAGCGGCACGATCGCCGAGGCCAAGGAGACGGTCCAGCTCAAGACCTACGGCAAGATCTTCGGTATCACGCGTACCGCGCTGATCAACGACGACCTGAACGCGTTCGCTCAGGTCCCGGCGGCGTTCGGTCGCAAGGCCGCGGACAAGCAGTCCGACCTGGCCTGGGCGCAGATCACGAGCAACCCCACGATGGGCGACACCGTGGCCCTGTTCCACGCGACGCACGGCAACCTGTCGGGCTCGGCGGATGCGATCTCGGTCGCGTCCATCGGTGCGGGCCGCACGGCGATGCGCCTGCAGAAGGGCATCGACGGCGTGACGCCGTTGAACCTGTCCCCGACGCGCCTGATCGTTCCCGCGGCGCTCGAGACGCTGGCCGACCAGTTTGTCAGCACGGCGTTGCTGGCGAATCAGTCGAGCGTGGTCAACCCGTTCGCCGGCCGGCTGCAGGTCGTGTCCGAGCCGCGCCTGGACGCGAACAGCGCGACGGCGTGGTACCTGGCCGCTGCTCAGGCTCAGGCCCCGGCGCTGTACTTCGTGACGCTCGACGGCAACGAAGGCCCCGACGTGCGCCAGGAGGAAGGCTTCGTGATGGACGGTCTGCGCTTCCGCTGCCGCCTCGACGTGGCGTTCAAGGCCGCGGACTTCCGCGCCCTCTACAAGAACGCGACCAGCTAAGGCGTCCGGCTAGGGAGGCAAGGTAATCACATGAACAACTTCAGCCAGCCCGGCGAGGTGCTGACGTTCACCGCCCCAACGGGCGGTGTCGTCAGCGGCCTGCCGTACCTGATCGGCAGCCTGCTCGTCATCGCGGCCGAAGACGTCGCCCAGACGTTGCCGTTCGAGGGCGAGGTGGTCGGCGTCTACAACGGCACCAAGGTAGCAATCGAGGCGTGGGACGAACTCCAGAAGGTCTACTGGGACGACACCGCGCACAAGTTCACCGAGACGCAGGGCAGCAGCCCGGCGAACGTTCTCGTCGGCGTGGCGGCCAAGGCCGTCGCGGCTGCCATCACGTTGGCCACCAGCGCCACCGGTTCGCCGGCTGGCCTGACGATCACCGACGCGACGCTGACGGTGGGCGATTACTCGACGCTCGCGGACATCACGATCACCATCACGGTCGCGCGCGCTTCCGGAGACCCGCTGGTCTACATCCTGACCGAAGGCATCGACTTCGACGCCGAGACGGACAACGCCACGACGGCGACCAACATCGCCGCCGCCATCACCGCCCTCAGCGGCGTGACCGGCACATATACGCAAATCCCCGGATCGCCGGCCACCGAGACGGTTGTGGTCACGTCCGACAACCCGAATCCCGGTGTCGTGCGCCTCGACGGCGCGGTCCGCTAGGAGGACCCGATGAACAAGTACGTCCAGCCCGGCGAAGTCCTTCCGCTGACCGCCCCGTCGCCCGGCGTCGTGTCCGGCACGCCGGTCACGGTCGGCAGCATCGTCGTGGTCCCGGCGTTCACGGCGGCGACCGGTGTCCAGTTCTCCGGCGCCATCACGGGCACGTTCCTGTGTCCGAAGGTCACGGGTGGCGGCACCGCTTGGACCGAGGGCGTTCCCATCTACTGGGACGCGTCGGCCGGCAAGATGACGAAGTCGGTCATCTCGGACACGGGCGATCACCTTGTCGGCGTGGCCACGGCCGCTGCCGGCGACAGTGCCGCTACGGGTTACGTCCGCTTCGAC